AACTATGCAAGACATTCGTCAGAGTGGTGCTATGGGTGCTCATCGAGATAAGAAGAAAGAACAAAAATACGGATACGAAAAACATAAGGGGAAAACAATGGACGAATCCATCTATACACATCCAGCCGGTAGTGAACTATCAAGAATCGGTAGAATCTTGATGGACAAAGCAATTACAACCAAAGACGATGCATTATCAAATGTAATGTCAAGAGTAGGTAGTGAACTTACTATGTACGGTGAAGCAGGAGGTGCATCTTCGATAGAAGAGCTTGAAAAGAAAACTAAACTACCGAAAGAAAAAATTCTAAAACTAATGAAATGGGCTACGCAACAAAAAGACGATACCCTATCAAAAGTAAAAGATCCTGAGCCATCAAAAGATGATGACGATGAAAAAGAAGAGTCAATTGCAACCGAGACAACCCCTATCGGTCATGTAGATGATGAACGTAATATGATTCGTAAAGAACTTTATCAAATGGCTACCTATGCTAAAGAGATGTTTACAATGTTAGAAAAATTACCTGCGGACAGTGATTTCCCCCACTGGTGGCAGGCTAAGGTTGTTAACAGTCTTTCAATGATTAGCAAAGCTAAACACTATCTTGAAAACGAAATCAATGTTCCAGATGTTGATGGAGACAGAACAGAAGAATCGCATGATAACATGGGATTTTCTGACAAAGAAATTAAAATGGCTTACGGTGTTTTAAACGATCCAAGATACAAAGGTGGCAATATGACAGGTGCTGTTGCTACTATCGAAAAGATTGCAAAAGGACTGTCGGATCATCCGGGCGTTAAGAAAGCACTACAAAGAACAAACGAATCAGTATGTTCTGAATGCGGCAAAGTTCGCTTTACATCACTACCAGAAGAAATGCAATCTCAATACGAAAATGTAAATGAAGAAAAGCAAAAAGGTGTTGATGGCAAAGTATGCTGGAAAGGCTACAAGCGCATGGGCACCAAGATGAAAGGTGGCAAACGAGTAGACAACTGTGTTAAGATGTAATGGAGATCGAAGAGCTAAAAAGACTTGCGGGTATCTATGAGCGTCACGGCTGGAAAGCATATGACGGACCCAATCTATCGATCACAGGCACAGAAAAACAATACCTAGAAAAGAAGCACAACATACAACCAGGAACACCAGAATGGTTTAAGTTGTGGTTCTCATTACCAAAACTAACAGGCGAGAAACCAATAGGATGAGATTCTTTGAATTCCAAAACGAAGAAGCTGCTGGAGTTGGCATTGTAACAAAACAAAATGCTACTAAAGATGTTCCTGTTGGTGGCGAATACGCAAACGTTAAAAAATTATTTCCTAAGAAAAAGAAAACCTATGAAGATATGTTCCAAGGACTTAATCCTAAATCTGATATCTATGTGGATATGGATGGTGTTCTTGCAGACTTCTTTGGAGAATGGAAGAAACTAGTAGGCAAAGATTGGCGCCAACTAGACAAAGACGAACTAGAACCAGCACTTAAAAAAATTAGAGATGCTGATGATTTTTGGTTAAACATACCTTTAACCTCGAACGCAAAAAATTTGTTATCTATTATTAAAAAAGTAAAGGGTAACTATAAAATTCTAAGTTCACCACTAGCAAACGATCCTAAATCAGAACCACACAAGCGCGAGTGGATTGAAAAGAATCTAGACTTCTTCCCGCCAAGCGAAGTCATCATAACTAAGGATAAGGCGAAGTATGCGACAAACCCCGACGGCACACCTAATATCCTTATTGACGATTATGGTGTAAACATATCAGCGTGGGAAAGTGCCGGAGGCATAGGGTTTAAACACAAGGATCACAAGTTTGAAAGAACTGCTAAAAAACTTAAAGCAGAAATAGAAGAAAGTTTCCAACATTTATTAAGAGAACATATTGAAGAAAACTTTGCTGACGGTAAAGTAAAAGGCAAAAGCAGACCAGGGCGTGTAAAACGTGCTGGTGCTAGTTGTAATGGTAGTGTAACAAGTTTACGTAAAAAGGCTAAAAATGCAAGTGGCGAACGTGCAAAAATGTACCACTGGTGTGCTAATATGAAGGGCGGCCGTAAAAAAGGTAAATAGTACTATGAGATTGAATGAATTATTTAACGATAAAAAAGAATATATAGCAAACGAAACTGCTACAGCAGGTGCTACAGTCTCGGGTAATATTGCTAGTGTACCTAATCCACACATTTCTCCAGGAAATGCAAGAGGTAAAAAGAGCTATATAGGTAACCCTAAAGGGGGTATTTCTGGTACAAAAGCACCACCTCAACCAAAACCCAAAATGCAAAAACCAACAGATAATGCACTAGATACAAAAGGAAGCATTTTTGGAACTAACCTAGTGAAAAGATAAATAGCATATAGGGGATAAAAATATGGACTTTAGAAAAATAAACAAAATTTTAAAAGATATTGATCCAACAACACCGGATCAAGATCTACATAATACATCAATGTTGGCTGAATCTTTAGGCATCGATGTTGGTGTTGAAAAAGAACAACTAACAGAAAAAGCAGTTTCTAAAGCCCAACAAAAGTTAATGGGTCAAGCATATGCACTCAAGAAGGGAGATATGAAAGCTAAAGATGCATCAAAAGAAGTTAAGAAACTTGCTAAAGAAATGAGCAAGTCAGATCTAAAAGACTTTGCATCTACCAAGCACAAAGGTAAACCAGAACACGTTAAAAAAGAATCTGTAAAAGAAAATTTAACTCCCCAAGAAGCAGATCAAAAACTAACTGACAAACAAGCAAAACAAAAAGCTCTACAAGATATTCAAATGGATCCTAACACTCACAAAGATCCACAACTCAAAAAAGAATTAGCAAGACGTAAAGCAGAAGTTGATGCTATGGAAGAATCAGTTAAATTAGTTGACGACTTCGGCGAAGTGTTTGAAGCACAATCTGCAAAACAAAAAGCAGCCTTTAAGAAAATGCTAGATGCTAAGAAAGGCAAAAAATCTGACGATAAAGAAGTTGACGAAGCAGCAAAGCCAGACTTCCTTGACGTGGATAAAGATGGGGACAAGAAAGAGCCTATGAAAAAAGCTCTCAAGGACAAGAAGAAAAAACAAGTAAAAGAATCCGCTGACCCATTGAAGTTCATCGAAATGATGAAGATGGTTCGTGAAAGCGGAGGTCAACAAGCAATTGATCCTATGGACGATGTATTATGGTCATGGGCAAACAGAGTTGCTAAATCCAAAGTACAAGAATCAAACAAACAAGAAATTTTCGCAGCAATGGTATACGAAAGAAATGGTGGACGTTTTGAAATGTATGATGTTGTTGAAAAAGGCCTAAACGAAGGCAAAGACTGTAACTGCGGTCCAGACTGTGCTTGTAAAGGCAACTGTGGTTCAAACTGTAACTGCGGTCCAAACTGCGACAAATAATTTATTACCAAAATAAAGAAAAAGCCAGTTAATTAGTTGACTGGCTTTTTTTGTGACTATATAATACTATAACTTAACCAGGAGAAAATATATGTCAAGAATGTACGGGCCAGAAGAAAAAGCCAAACTAGATCGACTTATCAAAGAAGGATCTAATGTACTACGTGAAGTTGAAGACCTGAACGAAGGACTTAAAGATACTGTGAAAGCAGTAGCAGAAGAACTACAGATTAAACCATCTATCATTAACAAAGCAATTAAAATCGCACACAAAGGTGATTGGAAACGCCACGAAGAAGAGTGGGAAGAGATTGAAGGCATTTTAGGAATTACTAAAAACCTACCCGATGACCAAAACGACAACGGTGCTGCGTGATTACAAGAATAAAAGACTTTTGGTTACATAGTTATAAAACAGACAAAACTGCGTTTATATTTGAACTAATCAGTTTCGTATTTACTGTAGGCGCTAGTTTAACACTAGCGGTTACAGCAGATGCGCCTGATATGGTGATTGTATATCCAGGATTCTTTATAGGATCTTGTACTGCAATTTATGCATACTATAGACGCACACTTGCATGGCCTTTGATGCTAACCACATACTTTGCCTGTGTTAATGTATTTGGATTCGGAGTAGCTACCGGTTGGTGGTAAACTAATCACACTTTAAAACAAATAGAAAGACAATACGATGAACGATCGTATTTTACAAATGCTTACCCGCCTTGCCGTTGAAAACCCTGGAGTACAGGGAAGATTTAAAATGGCTGCGGGTATAGTTTATCGAAAGCATCTAATCTCAACAGGTGTTAACAGTTATAAAACTCATCCTATGATGATGCCTGAAAATGGATATCGTGAAGGACAATGGTATCTTCACGCTGAACCAGATGCTATCAAAAATGCCTTAAAACTAATCACTCAAGAACAACTTACAAAGTGTGATCTTTATGTTGTTCGTGTAAAGCGTCCAAATAACAAATCTACAAAATGGATTACAGGACTAGCTAAACCTTGTCCGGGCTGTATGCGAGTAATAGCAAGTTTTGGAATTAAAAATGTTCTGTGGACTGAAGACGCAGACTTGACACACAATGAAAACTATGTTAGTATATAACAAATGTCTAGAATACCGAGAAAAAAAAATAATAAAATGTATACACAATTTGATCCGAAGATTCACGTCAAGACTAAAGGAGGACATGGTTTTGGCATGAAAAAAAATATTAAGATAACTGATATTGATAATAGTGGCGTTCATCTTGCATCAGTATTTGGTTGGGAAGTTCCTGAACATTTAATGCATATTAAAAAGGCGATTGACAAACGTAAATGAAAACAATACAAACTAAACCTTACCAACCACTTGCATGGTTATCCACAGCAGTCTTACTAACTGCTGCTGCACTGCTATCTCAATTTCCAGATGAAATGTACGGAGTGTTTGGATTTGGCATTGCATCTACACTATGGACTATTGTCGGATTTTTATGGAAAGAAAAATCATTAATTGTTTTAAACGGTATACTAACAGTCATTTATATGTACGGAATCACAAAACATCTACTCGGTGTTGTTGCAGGATAAGTATATATGAGAAAGGCACAGTCGGCCACAAAGCGACTATTTAGGTATTTGTCAGCCAGAATTGACATACAGGAGAAAAGATGAGTTACGTTGATGCGTTTTATGACCGCGATCAAGATCTAATTAGAGTCGTTGAAAGAAAAAACGACAAAAGAGAATTTAGAGATTATTCCCCCCGTCATATTTTTTATTACAAAGATCCAAACGGTAAGTATACAAGTATTCACGGTGAATCCCTTTCACGTGTATCTGCAAAGAACATAAAAGAACTCCGCAAAGAACTTGCAATACATTCTAACAAAAAATTATACGAATCAGATATTAATCCGATTTATAGATGTCTCGAGGACAACTATCTTAATATCGATGCACCAAAACTAAACGTTGCGTTTTTCGATATCGAGGTAGACTTTGATCCTGAGCGTGGATATGCATCTCCTGAAGATGCATTTATGCCTATTACATCTATTGCTGTTGAACTACAATGGATGAAAGAACTGATATGTTTAGCTATTCCACCTAAAACACTTTCAATGGAACAAGCACAAAAAGAAATTGAAGGCATTCCTAACACAATACTTTTTGAAAACGAAGCTGATCTGTTAGATGCATTTTTAGATATTATTCAAGATGCTGATGTGTTAAGTGGTTGGAACAGCGAAGGCTTTGATATTCCGTATACCGTTAACCGTGTAACAAAAGTGCTCAGTAAAGAAGATACAAGACGTTTCTGTTTGTGGGATCAGTATCCTAAGAAGCGTGAATATGAAAAGTTTGGTAAGACTTCTCAAACATATGACCTAATTGGTAGAGTTCATGTTGACTCACTAGAACTTTATAGAAAATACAACTACGAAGAACGTCATACATACAGACTAGATGCAATTGGTGAACTTGAAGTAGGTGAAACTAAAACAGTATATGAGGGTTCATTAGATGCTCTTTATAATAACGACTTCCGTAAGTTTATTGAATACAACAGACAAGATACAGCACTGCTTGGAAAACTTGATCAAAAACTTAAATTTTTAGATCTAGCAAATACCATTGCACATGAAAACACTGTTCTTATTTCAACAACAATGGGTGCTGTTGCTGTTACAGAGCAAGGTATTATCAACGAAGCACACAGACGTGGATTTATTGTTCCTAATCGTGTTAAGCGTGAGCCAGGTAGTGAGCCTGCGGCAGGTGCGTATGTTGCGTATCCTAAGAAAGGCATTCACGAATGGATTGGATCAGTTGACTTGAACTCACTGTATCCTTCCGTTATTCGCGCATTGAACATGGGTCCTGAAACTGTAGTAGGACAACTAAGACAGGACGGCACAAAGGCACACATTGATTCACAGATGGCAAAAGGCAAGTCATTTGCAAATGCTTGGGAAGGTATGTTTGGTTCTGTCGAATACACTTCAGTTATGGAACAAGAAGTAGGAAGAGAAATTACTATTGACTGGGAAAACGGAGATAGTGACACTTTAAGCTCTGCAGATTTATGA